TCACTATTCCTGCAACTATAACAGTAACAGGGACTTTAGTAATAGTATAATGTCAAAAATAGAAGTAGATGCAATAGATAAACAAAGTGGTTCAACCTTAACATTAGGTGGATCAGGCACAGCAGTTACACTTGCGTGCGGCGCTACTCAAACAGGTTTTGGTAGAACAGGGACTGTAGATTGGCAAACAAGTTCAATTAAAACAACTACATTCACAGCAGCGAATGGTGAAGGTTATTTTGTAGACACTTCTAGTGGAGCTGTGACTGCAAATTTACCAGCTGGTTCTGCAGGTGCAATAGTTTCATTTGCAGATTATACAAGAACTTTTAACTCTAATAATTTAACAATTAATCCAAATGGATCGGAAAAAATAGGTGGTATTGCAGAAGATGCAAAATTAACTATAAATGGACAATCTGCAACTTTTGTTTATGTTGATGGCACAGAAGGTTGGGTTAATATTCAAGAAACTCAAACATCACAAACAGGTGTAAGCAATTTTATAATAGCTACAGGCGGTAATGCGACTGTAGATTGTGGGGATTTTAGAAGTCATATATTTACTGGTCCTGGCACTTTTATTGTATGTGCAGCAGGAACTCCATCAGGTTCTAACACAGTTGGATATTTAGTGGTAGCTGGAGGCGGTGGTGCAGGCGCTGGACAAGGAGGAGGCGGTGGAGCTGGTGGATTTAGATCATTTACAGCTTTACCTGGAACTAATTCACCTTTAAATGCTCCTGCAGGTTTACCTGTTCCAGCTCAATCATACCCAATTACAGTAGGAGCCGGTGGCGCAGGAAGATTAAGAACTTCTGCTCCAGCAACAGATTTTAATGGTTCAGCTTCAACATTTTCAACAATCACTTCGGCAGGTGGTGGAGGTGGAGGTACATATAATCCAGCAGAGTCTGGTAGAAATGGTGGACCAGGCGGTTCAGGCGGCGGAGGTGGCGGCGCTCACCTTGGTAATGGCGATGCTGGTGTAGGAAACACTCCTCCAACAAGTCCAGCACAAGGAACAAATGGCTCTAATACACCAGGTACTTCAGGTGGTCCACATATGGGAGGTGGAGGTGGAGGCGCAGTAGATGCAGCTACTAATGCAGCAGGAGGAGATGGTTCTTTTATTCAAACAGGTTTTGTAGGTCCTACAGCGCCAAGTTATGGTATAACAGGTCCAGCGGGTAGATATTTTTCAGGAGGTGGTGGAGGTAGACCTGAAACCGGTCCAGTTGGAGAAGGTGGTTTAGGAGGTGGTGGAGACGCACAACCAACGCCGGCTACTGGTCCATCAACTGGAGCTACAAATACAGGCGGTGGTGGTGGCGCTGTTGATTGTGGTGCTTGTACTCCTGGTGGAACTGGAGGATCAGGTATAGTAATAATAAGGTACAAATTTCAATAATTATGACAAGTAAAATTAAAGTAGATAATATAAATAAAGTTTCAGATGATTCAAACATCATCAATAAATGTGGGTCAACAACTACAGTTGGATCAGGGTCTGGTAATACAATTGTTGTGTGTGGTTCAACAGTTACTATGGGTAGATGTGGTGGTACAGTAGCTTTAGCTAGTGGTGCAACACAAACAGGATTTGGTAGAACAGGTACTGTTGATTGGCAGACATCAAGCATTAAAACAACAACTTTTACAGCAGCGAATGGTGAAGGTTACTTTGCAGATACATCTTCAGGTGGTTTTACAATGAACTTACCAGCAGGAACTGCAGGTAATATTGTTTCTGTTGTAGATTACACTAATACATTTCAAACAGGTAATTTAACAGTAGTACCAAATGGTTCTCAAAAAATCGGTGGTGTTGCTGCTAGTTTTACAGCAAACACAGAAGGTCAATCTTTAACTTGGGTTTATGTTGATGATACAGAAGGTTGGAAAAATACAATGGATTCAACATCTAATGCAACAGGTAATGCTTTTATGGTAGCCACAGGTGGAACAGAAACTACATCTGGTAATTGTAAAATTCATACATTTACGGGACCAGGAACTTTTGCAGTATCATCTATTGCAGTTAATTGTGCTGCTAATAATGTTGTTTCATATATGGTTGTTGGTGGCGGTGGTGGAGCTGGTTCAGGTTTATCTGGTGGTGCTGGAGCAGGCGGTTTTAGAGAAGTAAAATCTCCTGTAACTCCGTACACAGCAAGTCCTTTAGATGGATATCCAAGCTCACCAAATAGAATTACAGTAACAGCAGCATCTTTTCCAATAACAGTTGGTGCTGGAGGTGCAGCAAATGGAACTGACGGTGGTGTTGGTGTACAAGGCTCAACATCACAATTTTCTACAATTATAGGTGCAGGCGGTGGTTATGGTTCAGGTTATGGTAACACTGGCGGTCCTGGAGGATCTGGTGGTGGCGGTGGTGGAAATAGTACTTATGCAGGTGGTTCAGGTAATACTCCACCTACAACTCCACCTCAAGGACAAAGTGGTGGTCAAGGAACAGGAAACCCACCAGGAAGAGCTGGTGGCGGTGGTGGAGGTGCTGGTCAACTTGGCGGTGATTCACCAACTTCAAGCAAATTTGGAAATGGTGGAAATGGAGTAGCTACAGCTATTAATCCAGCACAAGGAACACCAGGAAGTTCACCAATAAATCCAAGTCCCTCACCAAATCCATATTTTGCAGGCGGTGGTGGAGGTAATGGAGATCAAGCATCTAACTCTTGCAACGCGGCTAGTGGTAGAGGTGGTGTAGGTGGCGGTGGTAATGGTAGAGAATCTGGATCTTGTGCAACGGCAGGAACTGCAAACACTGGTGGTGGCGGTGGTGGTGGTGGTTCAGGTAGTAATAATGGTGCTGCTGGGGGTAGCGGAATTGTAATAATAAGGTATAAATTTCAATAGGTAAAAATTATGAGTGAAGTAAAAGTAAATAAAATTAGCCCACGATCCGGAACAACGGTAACGCTAGGTGATAGTGGCGATACATTCACAATTCCTAGTGGTGCAACAATTAATAACCAAGGAACGGCAACAAACTTTGGTGCAACAGGTTCGGCGTCTTGGACAACAACAGTTAAAACAAATTCAGATTCAGGTTTTACAGCAGTCGCTGGTGAAGGATATTTTTTAAATACAACTAGTGGTACAATATCAGTTAATCTTCCAGCAGGAACTCCAGGAGCTGTTGTTGCATTTAAAGATTATTTAGGGACCTTTGATACAAACGCAGTAACATTAGTTCAAAACGGTTCAGATAAAATTGGTGGTTCAACTATTAATGCGACTTTAGAAACAGAAGGTATTGCAGTAACATTAGTATTTATAGATTCAACACAAGGTTGGTTAGTAACAGATGATGGTTTACAATCACAAGCATCAACAGCACAATATGTAACAGCAACAGGTGGAACTATAGTAACCACTGGAAATTTTAAAACTCACATTTTTACAGGACCAGGAGCATTTTGTGTGTCTTGTGCAGGTAATGCCTGTGGTTCAAATACACTAGATTATTTAGTAGTAGCAGGTGGTGGTGGAGGTGGTGCTTACAATGGAGGTGGAGGTGGAGCAGGCGGTTTTAGAGTTTCTAATTCTGCAGGTTGTGTACCAGCACCTACTATGTCACCTTTAATTGCTCCAGCAGGTTTAACGGCAACACCTGGATCATTTCCAATTGTAGTAGGTGGTGGTGGTGCAGCAGGACAAGCGCCCACTCCTAGTATGGGAGTAACGGGATCAGTTTCAACTTTTTCAACAATATCTTCAGCAGGTGGTGGTGGTGGAGGCAGTGCTTCTAATGGTGGATTAAATGGTGGTTCAGGCGGCGGTATGGGTGGTGAGTCACCAGGAGGAGTTTCAGGTGGAACTGGTAATACACCTCCAACAAATCCAGCTCAAGGAACAGATGGTGGACTAGGTGGTATAACACCAAGTGGTAGAGCTAGTGGTGGTGGTGGTGGCGTAGGAGCAGCTGGTGCAGATGCACAATCAGGCGACCCAGCTTGTGCAGGGCCAGGTGGTATTGGTTCATTTATAGCAGATGCTTTTATAGGATCCCCTTCAGCACCAAGTTATGGAACACCAGGACCGACAAGTTTAACAAGATATTTTTCTGGTGGTGGCGGTGGTGGAACTGAAAGTTCCCCTAGTATTCCAGGAGGTTTAGGTTCAAATGGTAGTGGTGGATCAGGTGGTGGAGGAGGTGGTGGTCCGGGGCCAGGTGCTAGAGGAGTAGGAACATCTGGAACAGTAAATACTGGTGGAGCCGGAGGTGGAGCATCAAGAAGAGATGATGCAGGCCCTCCTTATTCCAATGGTGGAGCCGGTGGATCTGGAATTGTTATGATAAGGTATAAATTTCAATAGTTGAATGGTAATTAAAAATAAGATATAAGGAGAATAATTATGGCACATTTTGCAAAACTAGGAGCTAACAGTAAAGTTATTCAAGTACTCACTTTGAATAATGGTGATATGTTAAACGCTGATGGCGTTGAAGATGAATCAGTAGGTCAACAATATTTAGAAACACATAACAACTGGCCTGCACAAATGTGGATTCAAACATCTTACAATACATCTGGTAACAAACATAATTCAGGTGATAACTCTAAAGCATTTAGAGGAAATTATGCAGGTATAGGTTATACTTGGGACGAAGATGATCAAATCTTTTGGCCTAAAAAACCTTATGCATCTTGGGTAAAACATAATGCATCAGCTTCTTGGAAATCACCAATCGGTGATGCTCCAGCATTGACAGCTGAACAAGAATCACAAAATACAGCAGATACTCATTCTTGGAGTTATGTTTGGAATGAAGCAAATACAACTTGGGACTTGACAGACGGTTTAGCATAAATTAAAAATGGTGGTGGTATGCAAAAGAAAGTATTAAGCGAACAAGCTCTATATTATGGTGATGTGGCAATGCCTAAAGATTGGGACATTGACCGAGATAAGTTATCAGGTGATATTTTACAATCAGTAATTCAAAACAAAGATTTTCCGTTTTCACGAACATTCGATATGTTAAACACATATATGCGAGATCACGTTAATCTTGAATATGGTTTCACTTTAGTTAACAAAGAAACGTGGGGTAACATCTATAAACCTAGCGAGACTACAATTCCATTATTAAATATTGATCCAGTAGATCTACGAAACTCACCAGATTATACATTATTATATGGTGTAAAAGTCAAAGATTGTTTTGTTCGAATACATTATGAAGATAACAGACGTAAAGGTAGATCTTGGGACATAGAACTTAAAAATAATATGTTTATTATGTTTCCATCAACTAATATGTATTACATAACCAATAATCAAAAGGATAGTTTAAATTTTATACAAACTATATTGTATGAATATATATAAAAATTTTATATCTAAAAAAAATTCAGATACAATACATAAAGTTTTTTTAAGTAATATTTTTCCTTGGTATTACATACCTAAACAATGTGCAGAAGGAAAAAAAGATACTTCTTTTTTAAGTCATAATTTTTTTAAAGATGAACAAGTATCTTCATCTGCTATGCATTTAATAGAATCAATTATAAAAAAACTTAAAATAAAAAAGTTGTTAAATGTAAGAGCTAATTTATGTTTAAAAGGAAATTTAAAATGCAGTTGGCATACAGATAAATTTACTGCTGATCTAAAACATACAACAGCTATTTATTATGTAAACAATAATAACGGCTATACAGAATTTAAAAATAAAAAAATAAAATGTGAAAAAAATAAAATAGTTATATTCGATGCAAACAAAAAACACAGAGCTGTTGGTCAAACCGATACAGAAACAAGAATGGTAATAAATTTTAATTATGAATCTTACTAATTATTATTGGTATTTTAGTGGTGTTTTGACACCTAGATTTTGTGATGAAGTAATTGAATATGCTAATGCACAAAAAGAAGTTATGGCTAGAACAGGTGGTTATGGTGATAGAAAATTAAAAAAAGAAGAAGTATTAGATTTAAAAAGAAAAAGAAACTCTGATCTAGTATGGCTTAATGACACTTGGATCTATAAAGAATTACATCCATACGTTCATAGAGCAAATCAAATGGCTGGTTGGAATTTTGATTGGGACAGATCTGAATCTTGTCAGTTTACAAAATATAAACTAAATCAATATTATGATTGGCATTGTGATGGTTGGGATAAACCTTATGAAAAAGAAGGACCCGACAATGGTAAGATTCGAAAACTATCTATGACTTGTCAGTTAACAGATGGATCAGAATACAAA